AGAGCTAATCAGTGCAGGACACTTTAACAAAGAAGGAATATTGAACGGTGGTTATTATGTTGTAACTAGCGTAGAAAGCAATTTCACCGCCGATAAGTGGGAAACTAAACTCAGAGGTGTTTTAAATATACCTGACAGTGCGCTCAGAGGTCATAATTCTAGAGCAGCCCTCGTTCCGTTACGAAGTCACCCCGAGAGTGAAGCAATCGCGAAGCAAGTGGAGTCTGCAGAAACTAGTTTGCAAAATGCCGCAAAAGACAAAACACCAAAAAAGATAGGTAAGATAGCAGGCACCGAGTGGTAAAAAACAGCACCAGAACAATATTGAAATAAGCAAATTTGCATCTATTTATTACTAGGAGATAAACCGTGCCACTTATTTTTCCATACCCACAAGGTACAAATGATCTAGAAAGTCTTGATGCGTTTGACGAACGGCTTGTTTATAAACAGGCTTCTTTTAGTACAACGGACGTAATTCCACTTGATATGATCTATGAAAAGCCATTTTACGGAAAAGTAGATAAAGATGGTAATGCAATTTATCCAACTGAAATTAACATGGTTCAAATCCCTGGAAGCGGACTTTTACTTCTTCATGATTTTGTCGCGAAAGCATTTAATGACTTGAGCGAAATGCTAAACATTCAAATTCGATCAAAAAATAAACACTTTGCAGCTTTATTTCCGAATGGATTTCGAGCCGTGTCAGCTACAAAAAACTTTCATGTTCTTTATCAAACACACTTCGTTTCAAACGTTTACAATGTTTTTCTTAATGACTATATTTCTGCAACCTCTAGAAAGCGACACTTAAGAAACTTTGAAGATTTTATAGATTATTTTGTTAGTTTTTCTTTTTCTATGCAAGATCAGTTTCCAATAACAAAAACTGGATTTATTATGTCCCCTCAATGCCCTAACGAAATAAGTGGTTTGATTGTGGATGTTGATGGATCTTCAAAAGAAGATGACAGTGTTAAATATGAAAATTATTTATCGAAAGCAATGTTTAGAAATTATTTAAGATTTGCTGCCAGTTTTGGATTCTATGTTGATAAAAATTGTCCTTGGCGCCTCGCCGCAAATTTGGATCATCCCACAATGACTGAGAAATATATGGCGGCCTTTGGAACATCTTACAAAAACAATAGCGTTTTTGAAGATTACTTTTATAAGTCCGAGCACTATTCATATGAAGACTTTAAAAGTCGTATGTGGTATGGATATAAACAACTTCTAGTGGATGAGGACACAACTTCATATGGAATGACAGCTAAGGTAAAAAATTGTATGAATCCTGCATATGCTGATATTCTGTCGCACAACTATCGTACGGTTTTCGAGGAAGGCTTTTTAGAAGAAATCTCAGACGATTATGACGGAGAGTTTCAAGCTGATTATCCAGATTTATTTTTTCTACCTCCTTATTTTAAAATCAGATTGGCAGAAAGTGGAAAAAACCTTAGCGAACAGCAATATAACGCCAAGTTAAAGAAAATTTTAGACGTTTATAAAATGAAAGTACGCCAGGGTTCGAAAATGTCTGCTTTAACTACAGCATGTTCTTTAATTGAAAAGGTAACAAAGCAATCTCATATTTATGTGGCCAATAAAAGCTTACAATATCCGGCACGTATAAAATATTTTGGTGATTCTATAACTTCGGGCTTGCATTCTTACGAAGAGGATGATAAGATTGATGCAAATATAGATGTTCTAGAAAGCGAAGTTTTTGCTGACGGAACTGTATACGACTTATAAACAAAAAGAATATTATGCTTTTTCAAACGTTTGATGATAAAAAAGATTGCCTTGGGCTGTATACTAACAGCAAGATATATATAAAGAAACTTCCAAAAACAGACTTAACTCACACTTGGGAATATTCCGAGAGCCTAGACATTGAAAACGTTGAATATGCAAAATATTATTGCGACGGCAAAAAGCTTTCAGAGGTTTGTCCTGAACACCTCCGATCAGAGTGGAAGACAACTGAACGCAGATTAAGGGCTTTTTATCGAGCAGCACAAGAGTCAGCTTTAGACTTGAACGAACACTGTTATTTTGATATGCTTCCAAAATATATTTTATTAGATTATGGAAAAATAAAAAATAAAATTTCTTCGCATGTTTTCCAAAACTATCCAAAACCAAGTGATTATGATTTCAGGGTTAAATTAGCTAAAATTTTAATAGAGATAAAAAACACAAAATTAAATATTGATACAATCACATTAGAAAAGAGACAACATGAATATAAAGTAAGAAAGTTTATAAAAAAAATCAAAAAAACGCCACCTTATATTTCTTATAATATGTATGGAACAAAAACAGGTCGTTTAACTTCTAAACAGTTTCCAATTCTAACACTAGATAAAAGCTATCGTAGCATGTTAAAGCCAAATAATAGTTGGTTTTTAGAAATGGACTATAATGCAGCCGAACTTCGTGTTATGATAGGGTTGCTTGACAAAAAACAACCAAGAGAAGATATACACAACTGGAATTTAAATAATGTTTTTAAAAAGGTTGGCACCAGAGAAGAAGTAAAGAAAAGAGTATTTGCATGGCTTTACAATCCAAAATCACAAGACTCTCTTTTGAACAAGGCATATGACAGAGATTCTGTGTTACAAAAGTACTACAATGGAAGCCAAGTGACAACCTTTTTTGACAGAACAATTGAGACCGACGATCACCACGCTTTAAATTACATAATTCAGTCGACAGCTTCTGATTTGTTTTTAAGACAAATGATTAAAGTTTGGGAACACTTGAGAGACAAAAAGTCTAATATTGCTTTTTGCCTTCACGATTCTCTCATAATTGACTTGCACAGTGAGGACGAAAACATGATTCATGAAATAAAAGAAATATTTGCAAAAACAGAATTAGGCACATTCAGAGTAAATGTCTCTGGAGGTAAAGATTTTGGTAATATGAAGGCGATGAACGTAAGATGAATACGATAATTGGCTTAGGCTTAGCTGGATGCAACGTTGCAAACTGTTTTTCTCAGTATCCTCAATACAAAACATATAGAATCGACACCGACATTAAAAAAGAAAAAAACTGTTTTGTCTTTCCAGAGTTTAAAGACATCGAGGATTATGAAAGCAGCTGTCCAAGTTTAAAAACATTTTTTCGTTATATAAAGGGCGAAATATTATTTGTGACAAGCTGCGGAAACATTTCTGCCGCTACACTAAAAATTTTAGAACAGTTAAGACACAAATGTGAAATTAGTGTTTTATATATCAGGCCGGATCGAACTCTGTTGCCAGAGAAAAAGGTATTAAATGATAACGTAATTTTTAATGTTTTACAAGAATATGCTAGATCTGGCTTATTAAAAAGAATTTATTTAGTTGATAATGTTAGGCTATCAGAAATAGTTGGAGAGGTTCCAATTCGCGAACACTATAGTAAAATAAATCAATTAATAACTTCTACTATGCACATGGTCAACGTTTTTAGTAATTCGGAATCCGAGATGGAAACGTTTGGCCCAATCACAGACACTGCAAGAATTTCGACCTTTAGTTTGGTGTCTTATGAAAAAAGTGAAGAAAAACTTTTTTTTGACCTTGACATTCCTAGAGATAAGAGGTATTATTATGGGGTGCCTGAAGAAATGTTAAAAAATGACGGTACGTTGATGAAAAAAGTGTCAGAACAGCTAAAAAACTTGAAACAATATGATAAAATAAAGGTTAGTTATGGAATCTATTCAACGATTTATGATGTGCCTTACATTTATGGATTGTTAAATAGTTCTGTAGTCCAAAATGATAATTTTAGACTTGACAAAGAAATAAATTTATAGTATTATAACAAAATCAGCAGCGTGAGAGATTTGTTGCGCTGACTAAAAAGGAGAAAAAAAATTATGGCTATTGATATGAAAAAAATGCAAGATCGCAAATTTGCACTTGATAATAGGGGTGGCAACAGCAACCGCTTTTGGCGACCTCAAGATGGAGAACAAACTATCCGAATTGTCCCAACTGAAGATGGAGATCCTTTCAAGGATTACTGGTTTCATTACAATGTTGGTGACAATCCCGGGTTTTTGAGTCCAAAGCGAAATTTTGGCGAAGATTGTCCGTTGGACTCTTTTGTACGCCAACTGTGGCAAGAAGGCACAGAAGACAGCAAACGAATGGCAAAAAAACTTGGCGCTCGTCAACGTTTCTTTGCACCCGTTGTTGTAAGAGGAGAAGAGGATAAAGGTGTTCGAGTTTGGGGATTCGGAAAAACTGTTTATGAAACTCTTCTAAATCTTGTTTTAAATCCAGAATATGGAGATATTACTGATGCTGACAGTGGAACAGACTTGCAACTTACTTATGGTAAACCGCAAGGCGCAACGTTTCCTGTCACTCAGTTGACACCGCGCCGTCGAAGTACCCCACTTTGTGATGAGCCTGAGAAGTGTCATGAATATTTGGATTCCGTTCCAGATTTTGATGAGCTTTTCTCAAATAGCCGAAAATCTTTTGCCGAGGTTCAGGCTATGCTAGATGAATTTCTTTTGGGCGATTCCGATCCAGAAGAAGTTTCTACAGAAACTACTAAGTATAATGGCAGCGAGGAGCAAAACTCTAGCACTTCCGTTGACCAAGCTTTTAGCGATTTGCTAGGTAGTTAATCTGTAAAACCGCAGGGAGGCATGGGTTTACAGATGCCTCATTCTTTTACATAAGGAGTATTTAATGGCTAAGAACAAAAAAGCTGGCAAGCTTTCCATTGCAGACATGCGCAAACTTATTAATAAAAAAGCTGGAATTAACGTCGCACACAATTTAAATGAAGGTAGCCCAACAATCGTAAAGGATTGGATTCCAACCGGCTCAAGATGGCTTGATAGCATTATATGCCGAGGTCAAAAAGCAGGAATTCCCATGGGGAAAATCGTTGAAGTTGCTGGCTTAGAATCTACAGGCAAATCATACATGGCTGCTCAAATTGCCGCCAACGCACAAAAAATGGCAATCGATGTAATTTACTTTGATTCAGAGTCTGCAATTGATCCTGGCTTCTTAGAAAAAGCAGGTTGCAATGTCAATAACATTCTTTATGTACAGGCAACATCTGTAGAGTTTGTGCTAGAAACAATTGAAGAACTTTTAGGCTCGAACGAAAACAAAATGCTTTTTATTTGGGACTCTTTAGCCTTAACTCCAGCCGTTTCAGATATCGAGGGCGACTTTAACCCTCTTTCGTCTATGGCAGTAAAAGCAAGAATTCTTGCTAAAGGCATGTCAAAGCTTACAGTACCAATTGCGAACAGCCAATCAACATTTCTTGTATTGAATCAGCTTAAAACAAACATTTCTAGAAGCCCCTCAGAGGCTCTTACAACTCCTTTTACGACTCCAGGCGGGAAAGCTATGATTTATGCGTATTCGTTGCGTATATGGCTTACAGGAAGGAAAGCGAAGGCTTCTTTTATCACAGATGAAAAAGGATATCGAATTGGCTCAGAAGTTAAGGTTAAACTTGAGAAATCTCGTTTTGGTACTGCTGGCCGTCAATGTAATTTTAAGATTTTATGGGGAGATGAAATTGGTGTACAAGATGAAGAAAGCTGGCTGGATGCAATTAAAGGTTCGCAGTTTTTGTCAAACAGCGGCGCATGGTTTACGCTTGATTATGGTGATGGCACGTCCGACAAGTTTCAAAGTTCGGGTTGGAAAAAGAAACTTGAAGAACCTAAATTTAAACAAAGAGTTCTAGAAGTCATGGACGAAGAAATCATTATGAAATTTGATACGCGCCAAGGATCTGCAGAATCCTTCTACGAAGAGGAATAATCTCTTTTTAAAAACTATTTAATATAATCAAGGAGATCTTTCATGAAGCTTACCAAAGAACGATTACAACAAATTATTAAAGAAGAAATAGAAACATACAATGACGACCCCGATCCACCAATCGGTGAGTGGGAGCGAGTTTTGGATGATTTAGTTAGCGCAGTAAGAGACAGCGCATGGGAAACGATAGGCACAAAGCTAAAAGAAAACGGCTTGGAGCCAGAGGGCTTTTCGGACGCCTACGGTAGCGATTTAAGTTTTAATTATTTTGATAATACAACAAAAACTATTTTAAT